TATCAGCTCCACATATTTCTTCATCTATTCCATCAACATCTTGTTTTTGTTCTTTAGTTAAGTAAGTCCATTCTCTCCATTGCTTTCCGTACACGGGACCTAATTCACCCCATTTATTAGCAAACTCGTCATTCGTTTTTATCTCTTCAATAAATTGTGCCATTGTTAATGGGCCTACTGTATTCTTATCATTACAATAATTCTTATAGGCATCTCCATCCCAAATATGACAATTATTATCCACAAGGAATTTAATGTTTGTATCACCACGCAAGAACCAAATTAACTCGGTTACGATGCCACTCCAGTACATTTTCTTTGTAGTGATAAGCGGAAACCCATCTTTCATGTTGTGGCGAATCTGTCTACCAAATACTGATATAGTTCCAGTTCCAGTTCGGTCACCTTTCTGATGACCATTATCAAGTATATCTTGTAGTAATGCTGTGTATTGTTTATCTAAATTATTCATAATATATTTTTTTTATTTAATTCATACATTATTCTTCTAGTTAATGTACCAGCAGTTTTGGTACCATCATTACACCAATGCATAATAAGAGTCTCGATATCTGAATAAATCTCTTTATTAGCTTCAGATAATTCATTGGATTTTATTTCAGGGAACTCGCAATGACAAAAAGTTTGGAACAATCCACATTCACTATGATATGGACCATATAACTCTTCATTTTTCTTATTAATATTCATCACCATTTTATGTGCTGGATTATTTTCGTTTAAACTTGCGTATAAATCTTTCATATTATTTTTCAATTATGGTTTTTACACCGTATATAGTTATTTTTCTATCTTGGTAATCAACTAGTTTAATTATTTTAACACCTCTTACCATTGTAAATGATTTAGCATGGTATTTAGTACCATTAGCGTCAATAATTGTATATTTACATTTATTGATTAAATCTATTTCTTGTTTTAAAGACCAGAATGGTAAGATGCATAATCCTAATACAAGTATACCACCTAGTATACCACCTACAATATCTAATATCTTATTTTTATTTTTCATTTGTAAATAAATAATTTAAAATTTGGTTAGCGTATTCAAGACATGCATTGATGTCGTTTTTAGTTAGTTCTGGAAAGTCATCCATAATCTCTTTGTGAGACATTCCATTACTTAAATAGGATAGAACATCCATCACACTAATTCTAGTGTCTCTAACGCAAGGTTTACCACCTTTTTTACCCTTTGTAATCGTAATTAAATCTTTATAGTTATAAGTTTTAATTGTGATTGGCGTTTTATTTGCTTCATGATAAAGGTCCCAATCAATTATACAATTTTTTTCCATATCGGTAAGTATTGATAATACGTTTTTATATAGTAATTGCCTTTGACTTGTAGTTTGTTCAGATAACACTTGATTTGCATGTAGAATGCTACAGTTAAGAGCCATCTTTTCATTTAAACCAATATCAGCACATTTAGTAAGTAAATCATTCACTATTTTTTCTGCTTTATTTTCCATTAAATTCATTTTTACAAAAATAGTAAACTTTTATTAAATAAGCAACACTAAGACATAAAAAAAACCTCTCATTGGTAGCGACACTTCTGAGAGGTTTTGATGGTTTGTAACCATAGACGGTCCTAATCCGTTTATCTTTAGTATTTGTTTTGATTTAGTCTTATTTTTTTGACTCTTGAACCAAATTTATAACCTAACCAAAACATTAACATATTTGCTAATATAAAAATTATAATCATATTAATAAATATTAGCAAACTTTAATTTATTTAATATTTATGAAACTTCCTGATGAACCAGCAACAGTAGTAGGTAATTGACCATCCCATTTCTCGATTTTCTTGAATTCGATATAGTTTGGTGTTAACTCTTTTTGTTTCAATCTAATTGAGTATGCTTGTGCTGATGCATTAATAATCATCTCAGCAGAGTCAGCCTTAGCTACAGCAACTTTACGTTGACCATCAGCTTGTGCAGCAATTGCTTGTTGAATAGATGCTTCTGCTTGTTGTATAGATTTTGTTTTAGCTATAATAGATTCTTGCAACGCTTCTGGTGGAACGATATTAGAACGCATCTGAGACACTGTAAACCATTTAGATAATCTTACATTACATTCAGCTACGATAGCAGCTTCAAACGCTTGTCTATGTCCAAATACTGAATCTACTTCCCATCCGTTAGCCACGTCATTCACAGCACCAACGATTGCATTTTTCAACCATCCTTGTTCAATATCTTTAATTGGTAATCGTAAGTTAACGAACATATCTCCAACAGCATTAGCTTTCAATGAGTAATTGAATGTAGGTTTGATATCCGCTGGGAACCCACCTCGTGTAATTACTTGTTGTGCTTCAAACTCAATGTGTTGTTGGAATGTTGGGAACTCGTAGATGTTCTCAGTCCATGTATTATATAAAACCCATCCAGTTTTATACTCATACTTAGAAACTCCACGACTGTTACCAGTTAAGTTTACTTTGATACCAACATGTCCAGCATCGATTCTTTCGATAGCGAATGGTTGTGCTGATGCTAAGATGATACCTAAGATAAAGATACCAATCGGTTTCAATAACCATACGAATCTGAATTCACGGTTATAACCAGTTCCTTCGAACATACTATCTTTCGTTGAGATAGCTACTAATGCTGCGATAATTAACGCTGCTACAAAAATTAATGTACTAATCATTTTTTTCTTTTTTTTTATTTATTTATAAATTTAATAATTGTTTTAACCATATAATTTAAAGCCCCTACGGTTAACAAAAGGCCACCCATTATTGAAATTATCTGTATTATAATATTTACATCTCTACTAATTACATACTCAGCCATAAGCGATATAATTGTAATCCATAAAATTAACATTCCAGATAATTTCAATATTAAAGTAGTTACACCATTCATATTTTTATTTTTTACAAATCTAGGTATAATATTTAAATTACGCAACAGTTTCTTGAACTAATTTTGAATAATTATTTATTTTTTCTCTAATCTCAGTCAGAGTCGTAGTTTTAACTAAGTCACCATTTTTGTAAACAGTAGTTAATAAACCATTTTCCTCTAAATCACGAGAACATTTATCTTTAAGAGCATATGTTAAACTATCTTTAGCGTAAACATATAAGTAACCTCTTGCTGATTTTTTGGTCCCATCATCAGTTACTGGGTCTTTGAAGATATCTCTATCAACACCATTAACTACTACGTGAGTAGCTTTAACTGCACCACCTTGGTTATCTCTTGTCGCATAACCCATAGAGTAAGAACCAATACCTAATACTACGTTAGTAGATGCGAAACCTTTTGCAGCTAATCTAGTACAAATAGCATCAGCTCTATCTAATGTAATTGAATCACCATAGATTGCACCGATATGAGAATCTAATAATTTGTAACCTTGACCATTAGTAGTACCACCAAATGTATTCCATAACAATTCGATTACACCAACATATTCTGGTTTAGATTCAACTTCTTCAGCATCGATATATAATTCGTCAACATAATAATATTGTTTATCATAACGATTCCAAGTAGTGTCTTCAGTTAATTTGTAATATGTACCATTAACATTAACAATACGAGTTGTATCGATAGTGTATTCATCTTCACCATGAACTGTAGACTCATATAACTCATTTTTAAAATCATGTTTAGCTTGGTCTAATGAAGTATAGTTTAAACTAACTGAACCACATAAGATATCAACTGGGTCACCAGAATCTGGGCGTAATACTAATTTACCATCACGAGAAAGAATTTCTTCTTTAAGTTCAGTAATGTATTCAGTACATACTTTCCATAAGTCAAATGAATCAGATACTACTGATAAGATACCAGTTGGGTATTGTTGCATCAATCTTCTGAAAGCACCAATCTCATCTTCTTTACCGTATGCAGTCATAACAGCATGTTCAGAAGCTGGAACACTGAAACCTACATTCTTAGTTCCGTAGTAATAGTTCGCAGCTAATAATGCTGGAATTGTATCAGTACCAGAGAATGAAGTTAAGAAACCTAGACCAGAACTAATTGCTGACTCTGGGTGTTGCATTCCTCTGAATGAGAAATCATGTCCTTGGAAATCAACAAATCCTAAATTTTCTTTATCAGTTTTTCTAGCATGTGATAATAAAAGGTTTTTATAACCATAAGCTAATGAAGCTGAATGAACTGGTTTCCAAATCAAAGAAGAAATCAATGTTTCTAAGAAATTAGGTAACCAAAAGAAATCTGGATGAGTATTCTTAATTGTAAATACTGGGATTTTCTCATCAATGATAGTTCCTTCGTCTAATGCTTTAATCTCAATAGGTAAGTAACCTAAATCGTGTAATGCTTCAAAGTGAGATACATCATAGTCAGTTCCTAAATACGATGATAAGTATTCTTTAGCTTCACCACAAACTTTAGCTTTAGGTCTAGCAAAGAAATCATTAGCATACATGTCATGGATTGACTTAACTGTATATTGCACACCAGCAACTACAATTTTTTTAGCTTGTTTAGGCATATACTTCACATTTCTTAATGTGTAATTCGAATATACCTCAGTCGTACCCTCTGGATACATCGCATGGTGACTGGTTTTATAACCATCAGTCATCAATAGCGGATTTTGTCTGTAACTATTCATATTATTTGTTTTTATTTGAATTCTAATTTAATTTGAGTTAACTTATTATTTGGTTCCAAGTCTTGGAATGAGTCAGTAGTGTATATGTGGTCAATATTATGTAAGGCCTCAATACCTTTAGAGAAAATACCATGTGATACAATTAAATTAACGTTACCAGCATTATTCTCTTTAAGTTTATCAGCTAAACCAATGAATGTACCACCACCATCACAAATATCATCAATGATATAAACATCTTTACCATGTAAATCATTTACATCACAAGTCATATTTAAGATTTGACCAGTTTTTACATCTCTGATTTTATTACATAATACGATAGCATCTGTATAACCAACGAATTGTGCAGCTTTGAAGATTTTCTTATATGCGCCAGCATCTGGTGATACAATGTAGTAATCTTTCTTATCAGCTAAGATTTGTTTAACAATGTTATGATTACTAACTGGGTCACAATTATTAATTAACGCTAAAGACACTTCAGAGTGTACGTCATATACCGCAACTTTACTATATTCTTGTGAATTAATAATGTTTGCTAAAACTTTAATTGATAAAGGTTCACCACCAACCATAACGCGGTCTTGTCTAGCAAACGGTAGGTAAGGAATAAATAGTTTAATATATGTAAACCCTAATCGTTTTAAAGCATCGGTAGCTAATAATAAAATCATCAAATCTTCTGAAGATTTAATTCTAGTCGTAATAATAACTTCATTACCACCAATCATCCAATTCTTTTCAATAATTTTAATGTGTGGTTCGCAACCACTTGGGAAACTAAACTTCTGGTATTCCAACTCGGTAAATTCTTTACCAAATGGTTTAAAGTTTTCGTCTAAATTAATAACTGCTCTCATATGTATAATTTCTTTTGACAAATATAGGTATTTTAATTCGGTTAATGCAAACTTTTTTACTAAAAAATCGATATTTATTAATAAAAAAGATTTTATGAGTACTAAAGCATTGATATTAGAGCAATTAAAAGAGGATTTATTTATAAAGGTTTACGCAAAGCAAATGCTTAATGAAGTTTTTACTGGTAATAAAACTGGTGAAAACGAATATGAATGGAATATAGATAATAAAACATCTATTAAAGATAAGGCAACTGAATACTTTAATAAAATTAAAGATAAGTATGATTCTTCGTCTTCAGATGTTAAAAAGAAATTAAGAGCAACTGCTATAGCGAGTGTTATAGGTTTAATTGGTCTTAATGGTGGTATTGATAAAGAAAAACCTTTAGAAGCGACTAAAAGTGTAATTAAACAAGATATTGAACAGATTGCTGATAAAATAATACCTATAGAAAAACCATTATCAACTAGCAACTTTATTATTGCTACTACTTTAGTTGGTGAAGCTGGTGGTGAGGGAGGAATTGGCATGAGGGCTGTAGCAAATGTATTAAAGAACAGAGCTAAGGCTACTGGTAAAAGTGTTGCTCAAATTGCATTAGAAAGAAAACAATTTTCTATGTGGAATTCACATACTATTGATGGTGATAAAATTCAAGATGTACATAAAAGATATGTTGAAGACGCTTACCCTAATAATGACGAAGTTTGGAAAAAAGCAGTTAACATCGCAAAGTATATTAATACAATAGAAGATAATACTAATGGTGCTACTAGTTATTATAACCCATCAAAAGTTACACCTAAATGGGGTGAGGGTTCAGAAAGTTGGACATCTACTAAACAAATTGGTAAACATTTATTTGGTAAGGATAGTACAAGTAGATATGAACCATAATTTAATAAAGCCTTTCCACAGAACCATCCTCGTAAGTAACGAATTTTAATCCATTGTAATCGATTGACACTTCTTGACCAATAGAATTTACTATTCTAACTGGTGTAATATATGGGGTTCTGTTATCAATTGATATTATTTCACATTCTTTATATTTACCATCGTAATCAGTTTGCCTTAATACATAATAATTAATATCATCCTCAAATCGCGAATCGAGGAATTGGTATTTATTATTTGTAATTGAATTACCAGCACCATCAATTTCCACAATAGGTAACCATTCTATTGGATATGTTGAGCGGTATATTGTAAAATAATCATTATTATTTTCTGAAGCAGTTTCCCATTGTAATAAATTACCTTCAAGTGATTTTCTACCTTTAAAATATAATAATTCAATTGGTAATTCAACTGGTGGTGATTCAACTATTGTAACATCCTCAATATAAATTGATGTAGGTCCAAAATATACAGTATTTGCTAATATCTGAAAATACATAGTTCCAGTATATGTTGGTACGTATGTATTGCTCCATTGATACCAAGTACTCCAATTTGAGTTGCAATTAGAATTTGTTTGAGTGAATGTAGATAATAATGTTGTTTGATTAGCGGTTTCATTTGTGTTTATTGTTGTACTACAAATTCTTTTAGTCCAAAATGTTATTGTATAAGTATAACCATTTTGAACATTGATTGGGATATATAAATATTTACCATTATTATTAGATGCACTTGATAATCTTAATGCATATGAACCAGAACGAGCATTACTAGCTCCATAATTATTAGTAGCCCATCCAGAAGGTGTTGTTGATAACCATCCAGTTGGTGGTGTTGAAGCGAATTGTTCATTTACTATTGTGGTTTGACCCATAGAATAGAATGACAACAGTAAGAAAAATATTACCAGTTTCATTTTATATTGTTTATTAATAAATATTATTAATTATAATATAATCTTATATTCTTCACATAGTTTTACAATATATTTATCTAAATTAATAATAGCTTGCTTATAATCAATTTCTTCATCATTAAATCTATCTTCGTCTTGCTTAATTATATCAACACAACTTATATGAATATCTCTAACAATATCTGTAACATTAATTTCCTTATTATAGTTAGAGGCCAAGCTATATTCCATAACTTGACCTTCTAGTTCTCTACAATAATCCATTAACTCTTCAACTTCTGGTTCATCCATTAGTTGAGGATTGTATTTAAATATTTGTCTAATCGATTTCATTAACTAAATTCTGTTGATGACGATACTCTTAGCCCATCAATAACTCTATCCCAATATTTTGGACCATGGAAATACGATGAGCCAGATTTATTATTTTCATAATCTTCATCAAATACTAAACCATCTGGTTCACCCCAGTTAAGAGCCATTGTAATAAAGTCTTCAACATTCTCTTCACTTCCGTATTCATCAACAATTCTACCACTTCTAACAAAAGCTAATAACTCTTCTTTAGTGGAATAGTATTTGTTCTCATGAAAGTTCCAGCAGAATTTCCAACCACTACTTCGTTTACCTAAGTGAATACTAGTTCCTTCAACGAAATCATCCCAGCAAGATGTTCTTTCCCAAGAATCTTCTACTTCAACTCTAAAACCATCTTCAACACTAGAAGCGGATAAATCCAAGTTGTTAATATTATCTATTAACTTCTGTTTTCTAGCTAGTATTTCAGCTTCAGTTGGTATTCTATAATAATTTGTTCCCATTATTTTATTATTTTAAATGATACTGTAATCGCACCGATTACTTTACGTTTTCTATCTCTTTTATTTTTATCGGTAATAGTGTCCAATTGTGTTAATCTATCAAAAGCTAAATGACTTAAGTCAACATGATTGCTACCCATTGAGTGTCTATCAGTAATTGTAACTGTGTCAGTAACTTTATTTTTTAAATTGGTTATTACCATTTTCATATTTCTGTACTTTGCGTGACAGTACGCTGCTGTAGGTACTGTTCTGTGTACTTTCTTATGATTTGTAGTGTCGTAGTAAGTTGCCTTACCAGTTTTATTATTAGTGTTTGTAAGACTTATACTTATTAACCCTAATATTAATACAATTTTTTTCATATAATTTATTTTTCCATATCGGAGTGATTCTCAATTAAGAATCTTTTGGCTTGAATAATTTGATGGTATAATACCCAATTAAAATTTCCGTCTCCGTTTTTAGTCCACCATGCGACCATATCCATGTTATTAATTGAATTATTAATCGGTGATGTTTGAATTTCTTCTGGCATAATTGTTGTCATATTTTTATTATTTAAGTTAAACATGGTACAAATATATACATAATATAATCAATAAACAAATTTTTTAAAGATTAAATTAAAAAAAAGTGACCTCAGAAGGATTCTAACCTTCACTCTACGCATTAGAAGTGCGTTGCTTTATACGATTAAGCTATGAGGCCAAGTTTCCCCACCTTGAGATTACTGGTGAGTAGTTACATCGGTTTCTTCCTAATTCAAAAAACCTGCTGGGCATCCCCTATGAAAAAAGTCAAACTACTATGGTAACCGTGTTATAGGCCATTATCCCAAAGACTGCAACCTCAGTTGTATGCAGTTTCACTAACCTATTGTTAAATAAGTCTTAGGTCAAAGACTACTGAGTACCCCTTACTCATTGCTCTACCCAAGGGACTCGAACCCATAGTCCTTCGGCACCAGCCGATGTGCAAACCAATTTACACCATAAGTAGAGAATCAAGAATTATCATCAGAAATTAGTGGTACCAAATCTCTTTAAGCTATATGATAGACATTCTTGTTAGGGTTGGGCTAATTACTCCCACCTTTGATAACATGAGTAGATTCGAACTACCGACCTCTACATTAAAATAGTAGTGCTCTTCCAACTGAGCTACATGTCATACATTCTTCTTTGCAAAGAATAAAAAAAAAATAAGTAACCTAATAAAGAAGGGACATAGCTAAAGTTAAAATTAAAACTAAAACCAAAGACCTCCTTCTACTCAAAGGCAAAGTCAAAATCTAAGTCTTGTTTTCGCTACCCAATTGTACCTTTTCGGTTAACTTGTGTAGCCATTAGAGACAAGCTCAGTTTTTATAAATTTGTAGAAAGAGCGGATATAGTAAGCTCCTTTCGGAGCGGCTTTTATATTTTAATTAGACCGCTTGTGGCAGTCAAATTAGTCATGTATATTAACAATATATTTATATAGAAGTTTAATCCTACTCTATCAAGTTTAAATAATGGTGGTATCAACTTGTGTTTAACCACCATTAACCTTATTAATTTAATTGAGCTAAATAAGTATCAATTACATCTTGAAATCTTGAGTCAATACTGATTCTTAGTGAAGAAATTTCACCAATCTCAGTTTGACGTTGGAACTCAAGGTCTTGTCTCAACTTAGTTAATTCAGCTTGGTATGCTGCGTACTCTTTTTGGTATTGGCTATTCAATACTTCGTTAGAAGAATTAACTTTAGCAAATCCATCCGCATTATGTCTAGCGATACGAGCATTCTCAGCAGTAGTTAAATCCTTAACTTTAGCTTTGAAATAATTTACTCGCTGTTCATACTGACGGTGTTTAGCAGCCAATTCATTATGAATACCTAACAATTGGTCATTAGTATGATGAATTGTTACCATTAAAGGCGTTTTCTTACCTTGCTCAACTTCAATCCACTCTAAAGTTTTGATTGATGGTAATTCTTTTCTAAGATTATCCAATGGACCATGCTTATGAATGAATTGACCAATGTGAGCAGCATAAGCCTCAGCCTCAGTGTACTCATTAATCTCGTTTGAAGTCAATTGACCCCAACCAAAATCTTCACCAACCTCCTCGATTGGGTCGAAATCTGCTAACTTAGGTCTAGATGGCATCTCTAAAGAAGTTTCCATACCTCTATAACGAGCTTCTCTAATTAAAACATCTTTTGCTTTGACGTTTTCCATCAAGAACGCTTGAGTTGCATGCAACTTAGCTTTCTCCAAAAGCAACTCAGTTAAATTACTAGGTACTGGTTTACCAACTGTCTCAATATAAGTTTGGTCACCTATTTTAAGTTGTTTCTCAACGTTGTTGATACCATTTAACTCGGCAGCAATATCAGTTGCTCTTTGATTGCACAAATTTGAAATTGATTGTGCTTGTGATAAGGATAAACCTTTAGTCGATAACGAATGCTTCTTCATACTCATAAATTTAGTTATTATTTTAATTTTTTACAAATCTAGTTATTATTTTTTATTTACGCAACTTTTTTTTAATTTTTATAACTCTAAAATCATAAATCTGTGATTTCTATATTTAGAATGTTACCATCGATTAAAAGACTCTCTAACTCATTTTTTAAACTATCGTTTGAACGGTCTTCAACTTCTTCAATTCTCCATCTTAAGTTTCTTAAAATAACAATGATTCTTTTACCTATCTCTCTTTCAATAGATTTTAATCCATCAATGTAACCTGATACTGTTTCAGGTTTAAAATCAGTTTCAATTTTTTTCTTGAAATCACCTTTTGTATCAACTACGTTTACTATCATAATATTTTTTTTACAAATCTAGTTATTATATTTTATTTATGCAACTTTTTTTAAACATTTTTTTCAGATTCTTCTAATTCTTTTAACATTTTAATAAAATCATCAGACTCAATGAATAAATTATGTTCCTCTTCCAAATATTCTTCTCTCATTGTTTTACAAATTTAGTTATTATCTTTTAATTGTGCAACTATTTTAATTATTTTTTACAATTTTATAGTTTTTATTCCTT